GGGGAGTCGAACCCCCGTCCGAGAACCTGTCAGCAAAGGCATCTACATGCGTAGCCGGCGTTTGGAGTGTCGCCACCGGGGGACCCCGCCGACCGGGACCTCGGTCGCCAGCCCATTGATTTTTCGTCCTGCCGATCCCGGGCCAGGCCCGGTTTCTGTATAAACCGCATTCTCTCCAGGATCCGAGGTAGTGATATCACCAACTGGATCATAAGAGATCTTGAGCCGACCTTTATGGAACTTAGTACACACTACTTTCAAACGAATCTTGATGTCACCTCGCCAATGCGAGAACAATCCTGATAAATATGATAGAGGAGTGTGATAAACACGATGTCCGACTAAGGCTGCTGCAGCATTGTTCAAATCAATCTTACCAAACAACATTGGATTAACACGTGCATTAAATAATTGCGTACCATCAGCTTGAGCTGTGGTCCAATCGAAAGTAGCAAAAAGGCTCTCTTTCTCTTTTATATACGCAATAGATAACTCATCCTGTTTACCAATACCATGTGGAGATGGATCAATGGACAATTCTTGCTTAGGATCATATGACAACTTCTGTATTGGCGTACCAATGTGTGCTGTTGCTAACATAGGTGCATTCATAGGTTGAATAGCATGTACGTTATCTATCACAGGAACGTTGGTGTAACCAAACAATGAAGCTATGGATGACACAGCTGAAGCTCCTATGGACGTAGCTCGTGCAAATGTACCTATAATAGGAATGTCGGTTAGGCGGCTAGCTATTGCTGCAATAGCTGTGGCTGGACGTGAAACCGGACCTTGTCCATATTCGTCACCTTGTAGAGTCAACTTATTAGTTGACCCCATTAACTGAACTCCTGTCATCCAAGCGTAAGTTTTGACGGTGACAGATGTGGTACCTCCAGTGACTGCAGTCCTTAAGGGCACATAGATAGCATGACTCATTTCACCCATATTCTGGACTTCTGATACACTGGTTATATCCATCCAATTCTTATGCAGGAAAAATGGTAATACCATTTCTCCTCCAGCATTAGCTTCTGGAAATAGATAGAAACCAGGTACTTGTGAATATGGTATCATACTAGTGGCTGCTGAAAAACTAGTAGCACGGATAGAGTCATTGACCCAACCCAACAGTGGTTTATACACCATGCGAATACTGCCGTATTGAAATGGCGTGCCATTCAAAATGGTTTTCACGTGTAAGTTACCACGAAGGAAAGCATAATTCTCTAACTTTCGCTTAATAACTGCATTGTTTAAGAATTCGTACCAGGGTTTAAAGGTGCCAGTGATACCAACAGTTTCAGATGTAGTCCATGTTTTGGTATAAATAAGTGTAGGTCTAGCTAGAAAACTTCCTAAGGCTAGATCGTCTGTGTTATCAACCAAAGCTACTTTATTATCTGTGTTGTCCATATAAACAACATCACCCTCATTGGCATCGAGGAATGTCACTGTTTGGGACACTGTTTCAGCTGCCTGTCCTGTTTCACCCGAAGAAGTCTCTTCTGATTGTAATTCAAATGAGGCAGGACAAACTGGTCTGCGTGATTTGTGGGTGCAACATTCAGCACAATAAAAAGTACTATGTGTTATACCAGTCTCAACAGACACTTGATTTTGACAATTATTACAACATATACACAGATTGTCGTATGCCTGTGCAATGTGAGCAATACTTCTCGTGATTGCTTCAACGATTATGTTTCTATTATTACTATTATTTTTCTGAGACATATAGTATACAAAAATGCAGCTTGCCTAAACTACACTTAGGCCTGTACAGGTTTTCCCGACGCCCTCCAAAACCTCTCATATAGGTCCTGCCAGGTAGGAAGGGTCAAGTCCGTGGTATATGCATTGTAAGGTGCTTGTGAAAGAACCCCACGAAAAAATTCTCTATTTTTGTTAAATATTTCCTTACCATAAAAGAAATATTCGTTATTGGCTGCTATAATGACGTCTCGCATTTGTGCGAACTCATTGAGGGTTCCTGATGGTACCCACATAGTTAGTGAGCGATGAATGGATTCTTCATCCAAAGGTGCCATATAGGCTCCAACATCTTCATCATAGCGCCATTT